GGGTACTGGTATTCCGTCTGGTGGTGGAGGGGGGGGGGGGGGGGGGGGGGGGGGGTCTCCCCCCCCATTTTGACAGACGGGGGGCGGGTAAAAAGGGGGGGGGGGGGGGGGGGGGGGTCTCCCCCCCATTTACAACTACTTTCTCGGTAATATTTTTTTTCGGCACAGGGACGGCTTTAGTATTATAAGCCGTCCTTGTGTGTCGGTGTCGTGTGTCATTTTACGAATAAATTTCTAATTTCGGAAATTTTTATTTATTGTCCGGTTAATGTTGCCCAGTTCAAAGGTATCTGGGTAAATGTCCAGTATACACTAAAATTGTTTACTGGGTTTGTTCCTATGGTCACGTTCATTTTTGGGGTATTTGTTGTGGAACAAATTAACCCTCCTGGTACTGTTAGATCCCAATGCCAGTCCCACACTTTTGCCACTGCACCTGTTTCAATCCCAAAGATTTGAGTGTTTGTTGGAGCGTACATTGCTGGATAATCTCCTGCACTGTTTGTTATGGTAATTGTTGGTGCAGCTTGGGCAACATTTTGTATGATATGTAGTTCCACCATGTATTTGGTTGCAAATGGGTACACAGGCATGTGTATATTTGCTTGTTTAACTGGCGAACTGTCCAACCACATTTTTTGAGATGGGTCCAATCCTGACCATGGCATAGCCTGTATATGCACATCTGCATTTCCTCCGACTGTTCCCAATATATTGAATGCTGGAAGTGATGAATACAATGTTGTATTGTGCCAGTTCACATAATCGTTCGCCATCCCGAGAGAATTGTACAGTTTTGGTTTCAGAAAGGTGAATTGATATGTTACCCATAATTCACCAATATTCACTGATGTTCCTTGAAATCCTGATGTAGCGATGTAAAACGTTCCTAATGTATTGAAACGTTTGTCTTGTAATGAATTTTGTTGAGCTGGTCCTTGATTGCAATAGTACGTGCTGATAGATCCCTGGCTGGGATCACATTCGATTGCATGCATGATGTTTGTGCTTGGTAATCCACTTGAGCAGAATTCATAGCTTTCCATTTCTGCTTTTGTTGTAAATGGCGGATTGTATGGATTGTAATTTGTAGCCATTGTGACTGTTCCCAAAGCTGTGTTCACACTGTTCAATGCGTCTCCACTTGTGCTTTTGAACACAAAGATAATCCCTTCTGGTTTCCATTCTTCAAAATTTGATGCCATTTGTGATACCCATTCCCAACATTGTGCGTTACAAGGGTTCAATTCGAAGCTTGCCAATTGGAATGTATTTGCTGTTGTTGCCGTGATAACGTCTCCTATATATTCTTTATGGCTTACTACCCAGCCATTTGTCGTCGGTGGATTGGAAACGTTTGGTATTTCTCCAGTCAACAACACGTTTTTGTTGACATGATAATCTCCGTAGCCTGTTATGTCTTTGAATGTTTGTCCTAAAAACATTCCTAATGCTCCTGCTGGTCCTGCTAGTCCTGGATGTCCCAATGCTCCTGCTGCTGCACCAAATCCATATCCTAACATTGGTGCAAGCCATGTACTGTCTCCGTTTGGTCTTGGTCTCTTCAAAGGAGGTTGTCCGAATACGAAACTCATTTTTTAATATCGTCTGTATGATCGTCTGTATGATCGTCTATATGATCTTTTTCTGTAGAACTTCTTTTGTCTTCTGTAATATCTCCTTCCTTTCGAGAACCTTCGAAATTTGCTGAACTTCTTAATCGATCTGTATGCTCTCTTCTTGTGCTTGAGTTTGTTGATCCTGTACTTCAAAGCGAAGTATTGAATGAACTCTGGTTTTGTCAAGAATACCTTGATTGGTGTTTGTCTTACGCAATACCAGACTAACTTCTGGTATGATTTCGGGTAGTTCTTGATGTTGTATGTAGTTTCTCTTAAGATATTCGCAACAGCACCCCAAAATTGTGGATCGTAGGGGTTTAACCTTCTTGCGTTCTTGAGCTGTTGCAGTACGTTGTAAGTTCCTTCTCTTACTTGTCGAAGTAATTGCTTGAGTGATGCTCTAGCTACCTCGGGTCCACAAAGTAACTCTGTAATTGATGGCATTAAAAAGGCACCACTTTTTAGCCGAATTATTTTCTTATTTTCGCTTAAATTTCACCGAAAATAGGTGCTTATCATTTCCAGGAAATAGCTTTTTAGCTGAAATCGTCACGTCTTAAAAATAGGCTATTGGTCTTACATTTTCAGAATGTCTTCTTCTGATACTGTTTCTCCTGATGTTTGTCTTTCAGATGTTGTTACTCTCCTTCGTGAATTGGAACAGAAAGTCCAATTATTGATTACAAAGGTTGATTCCCTTGCTGAGTTTCTTGAAGAGGATATTACTGAATCTGATGATGAATCCCCTCCTGCTCTTTCCCCTGTTCCAGGAGGTGTTCCTTCTTCGAGAGTAGGGATACCTTCTTTGCCATCTCTTACTACTCCATACTATATGAAATCGCAACCACTTCGTCGTTCCAATGCTTTTCCAGATGCATTTGGTCGTTCTTTTGGTCCTGTTGATGAGCGATACAATCCTTATCGAAGGCCTTTTCAAAAATAAAAAAAAAGAAACTTTTTATTTATAACTCCTCCTCACAGTCACTATCTAGAACCACTGGTTCTATTTCCACCTCTTGTGCTGGACTTATCCAGTTATCTTCCTCTTCCTCTCTTGTTACATGTATCTCTTTAAATCTCCTTCTCAGAGCATCTAATGTTTCCTTGTCCCTCCATATATCGTCCATCTGATATTGACTAGTTATCACTATCTTTAATGGTCTAATGTTCATGTATCCACATTTCGTTTGTGCCTTGAAGCTATAACGGTCTGCCCATCTTTTTAGTGCATGTGCTATTTTCCAATGGCTCGGTGCCAGATCGTCTATAATTACGCACTCTTCTCCAGCGTATAGGTCCCACCACTTCTCGGAATCGTAATCGATATCTTTTACATATGCACCCGGATTCTCCCGTCTCGCTCGTCTGGATTTTCCAGCGCCTGATTCACCGAATAAGTATTCATTTCTTAGTTCACCGTCTAACGTCACCTCGGAATTAAAGGTCTCCTGTCGAATCGCCTTGAGTGTTCGATGGCATCGAACCCATTCCCCCGGAAATTCCTCCCTTAGTTCATCGAATTTCCCCTCTCTGGCCATAGTATCTATCTTTCTCCACTTGGCTTTACTCGCTTCACCACCAGTTTCCCCTTTTCGTTTTTGACTCTCTGGTGGTGTACCATATTCCTCAAATTCCCCATCTTTCTTGCAATATTGCATCATTTCAAAGGCCTTGTTATCACATCTTGTGATGTGAGCACCAGTACCTTCTAGCATCTCCCGCACAGTATTGAACCTCACAGCATTATGGGTCCAAAGAAACCCCTGCCAATGTGGGGTCCCAGTACTTGGACATGTTTCACGTCCAATTACCCAGTACTTTCCAGCACTCAGTCTCCGTTTTGTGTCAAGAACCACCTCCACAGGTAAGTTTTGGTAATTATTAACAGTAAACTGCCAACATCTACTTCGCAAGTTAGCTGCCATCCTGTTTTTCTTAGGGATTTACGCTAACCAGATCGGTTCGAGTTGTTTTCGTACTAAAGTGTTGTGTTAGGATACTCCCCTTACCTACTTATTGCAAAACCGCCAAATCGGTTTATGGGATTAAATCATGGATGTCGAAAAACATCCGAACTTATGGACTAAATTTAAGTGTTCGCTGAATTGGTTTAGGGACCTAATAAGCCTTACTTTCGTTTACACTATGCTTTGGTTTAGGGACCTAATAAGCCTACTCTAGGGCATCATGTACTAAACATCAAAAAAACCGAGGGCTCCGGTCGAGGAGCCCGGGCAAGTACGTTTACACTATGAATTGGTTTAGGGTGTAGCGATAGCCACTACGTTTACACTATGAATTGGTTTAGGGTGTAGCGATATGCCACTACGTTTACACTAGGCGTGAGTGGGGGGGGTGGGGGGGTTTCCCCCCCATCTTGGATAACTTGGGCCCGTCTAAAAAGAGAGGGGGGGGGTGGGGGGGTCTCCCCCCCATTTACAACTACTTTCTCGGTAATATTTTTTTTCGGCACAGGGACGGCTTTAGTATTATAAGCCGTCCTTGTGTGTCGGTGTCGTGTGTCGAATTACGAATAAATTTCTAATTACGGAAATTTTTATTTATTGTCCGGTTAATGTTGCCCAGTTCAAAGGTATCTGGGTAAAGGTCCAGTATACACTGAAATTGTTCACTGGATTTGTTCCTATGGTCACGTTCATATATGGTGTATTTGTTGTTGAACAAATTAACCCCCCTGGTACTGTTAGATCCCAATGCCAGTCCCACACTTTTGCCACTGCACCTGTTTCTATCCCAAAGATTTGAGTGTTTGTTGGAGCGTACATAGCGGCATAGTCTCCACCACTGTTTGTAATGGTAATTGTTGGTGCAGCTTGGGCAACATTTTGTATGATATGTAGTTCCACCATGTATTTTGTTGCAAATGGGTATACAGGCAGGTGTATATTTGCTTGCTTAACTGGCGAAGAGGCTAACCACATTTTCTGAGATGGATCTAATCCTGTCCAGGGCATAGCTTGTATATGCACATCTGCATTTCCTCCTACAGTTCCCAATATATTGAATGCTGGAAGTGATGAATACAATGTAGTATTGTGCCAGTTCACGTAATCGTTCGCCATTCCGAGGGAATTGTATAGCTTTGGTTTCAGAAAGGTGAATTGATATGTCACCCATAATTCACCAATGTTCACTGATGTTCCTTGAAAACCTGATGTAGCGATGTAAAACGTTCCTAAAGTATTGAAACGTTTGTCTTGTAATGAATTCTGTTGAGCTGGTCCTTGATTGCAATAGTACGTGCTGATAGATCCCTGGCTGGGATCACATTCGATTGCATGCATGATATTTGTGCTCGGTAATCCACTGGAGCAGAACTCGTAACTCTCCATTTCTGCTTTTGTTGTAAATGGCGGATTGTATGGATTGTAGTTTGTAGCCATCGTCACTGTTCCCAATGCTGTGTTCACACTGTTCAATGCGTCTCCACTCGTGCTTTTGAACACAAAGATAATTCCTTCTGGTTTCCACTCTTCAAAGTTTGATGCCATTTGTGATACCCATTCCCAACATTGTGCGTTACATGGGTTAAGATCGAAACTTGCCAATTGGAAAGTATTTGCTGTTGTTGCTGTGATAACGTCTCCTATATATTCTTTATGGCTCACTACCCAGCCATTTGTCGTCGGTGGATTTGAAACGTTTGGTATCTCTCCAGTCAACAACACGTTTTTGTTGACATGATAATCTCCGTAGCCTGTTATGTCCTTAAATGTTTGTCCTAAAAACATTCCCAATGCTCCAGCTGGTCCTGCTAGTCCTGGATGTCCTAATGCTCCTGCAGCTGCACCAAATCCATATCCCAACATTGGTGCAAGCCATGTACTGTCTCCGTTCGGTCTTGGTCTTTTCAGAGGTGGTTGTCCGAATACAAAGCTCATTTCTTAATATCGTCTATATGATCGTCTGTATGATCGTCTGTATGATCTCTTCCTGTAGAACTTCTTTTGTCGTCTGTAGTATCTCCTTGTTTTCGAGAACCTTCGAAACTTGCTGAACTTCTTGATAGATCGGTATGCTCTCTTCTTGTGCTTGAGTTTGTTGATCCTGTACTTCAAAGCGAAGTATTGAATGAACTCTGGTTTTGTTAAGAATACCTTGATTGGTGTCTGTCTCACGCAATACCAGACTAACTTCTGGTATGATTTCGGGTAGTTTTTGATGTTGTATGTAGTTTCTCTTAAGATATTCGCAACAGCTCCCCAAAATTGCGGATCGTATGGGTTTAACCTTCTTGCGTTCTTAAGCTGTTGCAGTACGTTGTAAGTTCCTTCTCTTACTTGTCGAAGTAATTGCTTGAGTGATGCTCTAGCTACCTCGGGTCCACAAAGTAACTCTGTAATTGAGGGCATGAAAAAGGCAACAGTTATTAGCCGAATTATTTACTCTCTTTCACTGAAATTTCACTGAAAATAGGTGTTTATCATTTCCTGGAAATAGTCTTTTAGCTGAAATCGTCACGTCTTAAAAATAGGCTATTGGTCTTACATTTTCAGAATGTCTTCTACAGACTCTGTTTCTCCTGATGTTTCTCTTTCAGATGTTGTTACCCTCCTTCGTGAATTGGAACAGAAAGTCCAATTACTGATTACAAAGGTTGATTCTCTTGCTGAATTTCTGGAAGAAGATATTACGGAATCTGATGATGAATCC